GAGTGGAAGGTAAAAAGAGAGATAAAACAGAATAACGGGAGAAAATACGCAAACTGGTACGGGATTATACCCTGTGCTGTGGGTACAAGTTCTATGTTATATCTCTATGATGAGGAGTGCGGGAATTTAGAAAAAGGACGAAGAACAACCATCGCACTGAAATATGGGGTGGAGAAACTAGAAAAAACAATTAGAAATCTACCTGCCTCAGACGGAGTAGACCGAGAAAATGCGGTTCTAAAACTTATTAGTCTAATGGAAGAATTAAACCTAGATGTAGAACCAGTTAAACAAAGACTCGCAGGAGAGAAATAAGGATGTGTTTACTGGGACAATTAAACGGGATAATCTGTTATGTTGTCTTATAGTATAAGAGGGGAAACTTGCCGATTGATTAGTGCTAGGAGAGCAAACGAACGTGAGCGAAGAAAGTATCAAGAGAGTAGCCCCCAAGATGGGTATTCTTAACACAAAAGAGGAAAAGCAAGATTTAAGCGATTTAACCGATTGGGAGCGAGTTAAATCGATGAGTGATGCAGAAATCGAGGCTAATGCTTTGTCAGATACCGATGCTCTTCCTTTTGATGATGATTAGGAAAATGCAGTTCTTAAACTTATCGGTTTAATGGAAGAAATAAACCTAGATGTAAAACCAGTTAAACAAAGACTAGCAGGAGAAAAATAAGGATGAAAGAACTTCAAGTAGGGGACAAAATAGCGTCAATCGGTTACAGTTCTGCCTTTTCAGACTACTTTTCAGACTACTTTCGGGTATTTGAGGTAGTAAGAACAACACCAAAGAAAGCCAAAGTAAAATGTTTGAATGACAAAACATTTAGAGACAGAGAATTTCTCGTCGCCAGAAAGCCTTATTTCAATTCGTTTAGTGAGAAATACTGCTACCGGTTTCAGGGTGATTATACAGGGGGAGACGGGGTTTTCTTTGATGAAGAAATTGAGAACCAATTAACTGAGTATCGAAAACTGAAAAAATTCAAGCGACAAGCTTTCATGGTTTGTGAATGGTCTAAGAATTTAGATTCCTATACAGAAAAAAACCATGTATTGTATGCTAAAATGGCAGAAGTGGCTCAAATTGTGGAAGAAATAAGAGGAAATGAGTAATTTCAAGTTTATCGACTTATTTGCGGGCATTGGCGGATTTCGGATAGCCCTGGAAAGTTTAGGGGGGGAGTGTGTATTTGCCTCTGAAATAGACAAATTCTGTCGACAAACCTATGAGGTCAATTACGCCCATAAACCTGAAAACTCCGACATTCGGGAGCAGGATGAGAACCTAGTGCCAGACCACGACATATTGTGTGGGGGATTCCCATGTCAAGCCTTCTCACAGGCTGGCAAGCAGTTAGGATTTGAAGATGACCGAGGGGTACTCTTTCTGGACATAGTGAGAATCCTAAAAGCCAAAAGACCGAAAGCATTTATCTTGGAGAATGTGAAAGGTCTAATTACACATGACAAAGGGAGAACATTAACGACCATACTGAAAGCCTTGAGAGAGGACTTAGGCTACCTTGTACCTAAACCGAGAATATTGAATGCCAAAGATTTTGGATTAGCCCAAAACCGACGGAGAGTCTTTATTGTGGGATTTCGGGGGGACTTAAATATTGGCTTATTCAGCTACCCCTACCCCGTACCGCACAATAACTATGTCCAAAAGATTCTAGAACAAGAAGTATCCCCTAAATACTACATTTCCCAGAGGTATTGGGAAGGGTTAAAGGCGCATAAGTCCAGACACGAAGGGAAAGACAATGGATTCGGGTATCAGATTCTAGACCCCTACGGTGTTTCTAACACAATAATGGTTGGGGGACAAGGGCGGGAACGAAACTTAATTTATGACCCGTCAATAAAAAAGAGAGAAGGGCTTGACAGTAAATCTAATACAGAGTATATTAGAGTCATGACACCACGGGAATGGGCAAGACTACAAGGTTTTCCAGAAAGTTTTAAGATTGTAGTGTCCGACACTCAAGCCTATAAACAATTTGGCAATTCAGTAGCCATCCCAGTAGTGAGAATGGTAGCACGAAACGTTTTGTTGGGACTCCAAGAAGCTGAACCAGAACTAAGCTTTTTGAATCCGACAGACTGGATACAATTACACTCAGGAATTTAAACCATGATTAACAGTTTAACCCCCTTAAAAACGACCCCCGCTTTAGACACATTTTTCAGTGTTGAAAAAACCCAGTGTCTATGCTATAAAATGCCATCCTATGAGGATGGTTGGGTAATCCGGGGCTTGGGTCAAATAGAAGTAAAAAACCAAAACCATCTAATGTTTGGAGACACTGCCCAACTGGTAAAAGTTCCCGAATATGCTGGAATGGAAATCCCCCTACTTTGTGTGGTAGGATTTAAAATCCTACTAGACTGGTTTGCGTAAAATTAAACGGGGTTTACAGTTTAAAACTAGCTTAGACCCCCAAAAAAATAGGAGTAATAATGTTTGAAACAATACCGTTGGAAATACTTGACAATGATGTTCTTATCACTCTATTATGTGATTTGAGAAATGCGATAACTGATAGTTTAAAAAGAGGGAAAGAAAGCTGTAGCATATTTACCAACCAAGCAGAAGAATTTTACCTAAACGAAATGATACTGAGAGAGTTTGAAAGAGCCTTAACTCCTGAAGTAGGACAAGAGGTAAAAATTAGGAAAGGTCAAGACAGTACGGGTGTTTGCAAATACTTAGTAATAGAGGTTGTTTTAATGAGCCAACATAAAAGATTACAAAAAGAACTAATCCCCCTAAAAAGCCTTGAAAGCTTTAAATTAACCTCGTTCTATGGTTATATGGACAGTCGTTTTCCTTACTCGCCAGTGATGGTAATGGAAGATGGTACAGAATACTGCAATTGTGCCTGTTCTAGTTTAGAAATTTGTGTATCCGCCCTAAACGAGTACGTCTACTGTGATGCGGGGTTTGACTGTGATGCGGTGTTTGTTTTTGTCCTTGAAGGAACCAAAATTATTAGAGGTTGGTATGTCCAAAATTAAGTCTAACCAATTTATCAAATCCCCCCTACGCTACCCCGGTGGTAAACAAAAGGCAGTAGACTTTCTTAGTCTATTTTTCCCCCAAGAAATTGATGCTTTTGTGGAACCTATGGTAGGGGGAGGCTCGGTAATGCTATATGTTCGGCAACATTACCCCAAAGCTGAACTATGGATTAACGACCTAAACCCAGAAGTCTACATTTTCTGGAAATCTGTAAGGGATGATTTGGACAATCTCATCAAAGGGGTAGAAGCATGGCATAGTGTTAAAAAGAACTTTTTAACAAAAGAGAAAAAGTTCTTTGAGTTCCTAAAAAATATATGCCCTGAAACTTTAGGGTTCACGAACAGAGCGGCACGGTGGTATGTTTTGAATCGTGTAACTTTTAGCGGAACGTTAGAAAGCGGGGGATTCTCCAAAGACGCTTTCCATAAGCGTTTCACAATCAGTTCTATCGAACGATTGGCGAAGCTGAAAGGGTTATTGGAGGGGACGGTAATTACCAATATAGATTTTGAAGGTTGCCTATCCACCAAAGCAAAACAGGGGAAGTTTGTCTTTCTAGACCCCCCGTACCTATCGGCTGAGAAATCTAAGCTGTATGGGGTCAACGGGAGCCTCCACACTGGTTTTCCCCATGCGAGATTAAAAGAAGTGGTGCATGGCTTGACAAACCCAGTAATGATAACCTATGATGATAGTGAAGCGGTCAGAAACCTATACCCAGAAGAAAAGTACGAGAAAATAGCATGGGAGTTAGGGTATGGGATGACCAATGGGAAAACGGGAAAAGAGTTAATAATCCGTAGTTATAAAAGTTGACCCGATTTCTACCCTGTTTCAATGGGAACCCAAAAACCCATTTATGCTCTATTAGACCCAGTACAAGTTCGAGAAACCCATTATCAGTTATCAGTCAATAACCATCAACCAAACAAAAAATGAAACCTCTGTATAAATTAGGCAAGTATCACAATTTAGACAAGCTAAACAAAATAGCAACTGATTATTGTTATACCATTAAGTGTTTCGCAACACATAACTTTATACACCCTCTTTATGATACGAGCGAAGACTCTTATGCTTCATGGGGAACGATAGGAGTAAATTGGCACATTGACGACATTTATAAGGGTAGAAAACATTCAATTATCCTAGTTGTTCAAAGTGACAACTATAAACTCTACTCTTCTACAGTAGGCAATAATACTTTAGAAAAACTCTTGAAAAATTGTACTCCCCCTAGAAGTATGGATAATAAAATAAACTCTTTATTAGTCCAAAGAAAAGATACTCAAAAATTAGTCTTAAAAGCGGGAGATATTTTACTACTGGACATATCCTGCTACCATAAGCTGGAAAACACAAAAAAAAACAGAAGACCCTTTTATGTTTATTAGCTTAGATATTGACTTTATTCCAAGAGTCAAGGAAGCGGTCAAGGTTGTCAATTATTTTGTTCACGATTTTTTTGTAATCAATGAGGAGTAAAACAATGGGAGAATATATGGAGACAATCGAAGAAACAATGGAAGAAGATGAAGAAACAATGGGGGAAGAAATTGAAGAATGTATGTCACCAAGCCATCGTCATTTTTGGCTTTGCTGGTATCAATTATCTCTTCTAGAGAAAAAGGTCTGTTTTTATTTCCTTTGTGGGTTCGATAACAAAGAAATTGCTAAAAAACTTTTACTAAAAACTGAAATAGTAAATGATTATACGACGGCAATTTTAAAAAAATTTAATATTTCGACTCAACCTAAGTTTATGTTCTTTTTCTATCAGCATACGGGATGGGATATAGCCAAAGATATGATTGACGATGACGAAGAAGAACAATGCGCTTTATGGGGTGTTCAGAAATGTCTAATTTCGCCTGGAATATGGAAAAATATGTAGTTTACCTCCTTTAAGGCAATATCTAACCAGTTCCTACTAAAACAGAAAGACTAATTAATTTTCACATTGTCAAAACAGGGTTCTGTTTTAGACCCACCCTTGTTGATACTCATTAACATTTACAATAGTTTTCTACTAAGGTTAAAGTCTAAAAGTTTTTTCTAAAACCCCTTGACAGACCCTGGATAACCCTGATATACTGGATTCAACCATTTCAAACAAAACCTATGACTCAATTAACCCCATCAGTCCTAACATTAACCGATGACCAAGTTATGGCCACAAATGAACTAGAAACCTGGTGGAGAATGGGGTTACGAGAGCATCTGCTAATCGGTGCGGCGGGTACTGGAAAATCCACGCTTATAGCGCACTGGATTTCATTACACCCTGAAATCAAGGTGGTGATGCTCGCCCCTACAAACAAAGCGGCCAAAGTATTGAAAGAAAAATTAACCTTTCAGGCGGATGTGTCAACTATCCATGCCATTCTAGGGCTGGTAGTTCAAGAAACTGGGGGAAACTACAAGGTAAAAGGTTCCAGAGTCATCAGAGACTCGGAAAGCCAAATACTGGATACTGGGTCTACAAAAATGGATAACACCTACGACTTAATAATTGTAGACGAAGTGTCTGTTATAGATTTGGAAGTCGAAACAAAAATCCGACAAAAGGCAACAGAAATAAAATCGAAAATCCTATGGGTGGGAGATGAGTGTCAACTTCCCCCGCCAGGTAAAAAACCAAGCTCAGTGTTCAGGATTAAAAGTTCCTCAATCCTAGAACAGGTGGTGAGATTTGATGCTGGGGCTTTAAAGGTAGCCGACTACCTTAGAAAGTTAATCAAAGTCCAAACCCCTGAAAAACCACCATTGGAGCAGATTCTGCGTGGACAGGGGGAACTTGAAGAAAAGTATCACAATGTCTTTCTTCTATCGGAAGGAGATTGGTTCGGAAAAATCAGAGAATATGCGTTAGCTCAAAAGGAATATAAGGTTCTAGCACACAGAAACGAAAAAGTCTGTAGCTATAATAACCTAATCCGAGCTTTACGGGGAATCGATGACAAACCATTTTCAAGTGGGGAGCAGTTATTATCACTAAAAAGAAATCTCTACCAAAAGTTTGAAAACGGTCAAGTGAGAAGAATATCCTTTACCAATGGGGAAGAAGTGGAAGTCGTATTCAGTCAAAAAAACTGTAAAACGCTTTTGCGACCCCCTACCTGAAAAAGGCTTGGACATATTCGATGCAAAAGAAGTGGTGGATTTCACTTTAAACTTCCAGCAATGGAAAAACTATCCTGTTGAAGTCTGGGATACCGAAGTGCGGTCATTAGACAGACCTGCGGCATGGAGATTGATTTTTGTTGACCCATCAAAACATGAACAAATGGTGGACACTTTAAATCGTTCAAAAAGTATTCAGGAAGACATACAGTTTGTAACGAACGTGCTTTACCGGGTACAAGAAATGATTACTGGAAAATCAGGATATGACCGAAATATGGACACAGAGAAATCAGCTTCAGAAATTCTGAAATACATAGGGACAGGGACACAGTACAAAGAGGAAGTAATTGCAATTGGAAATGTTTTGCAAAAAAATTGTAAAGCACTATACGGTGCTTATAAAGAATGGCAAAACCTATGTTTCCTGACCTACCACTGGAGTTATAACAATGCGATTACCGTGTATAAATCGCAAGGCTCTGGATGGGACACAGTGTTCGTAGATGGAGAGGACATTTATTCAGCCCCAAACTGGAAGAAACTGCTTTATGTGGCAGTGACACGAGCTAAAAAACAAGTGTTCATTAAGGAGTAAGAAAAAAATGAAGAAAAGGAAGACTAAAAATAAGGGTTTAACATGGGATAAAGTGTCCAAACCCCCGACCTTGGAGGAGATTCTACAAACTCTATGGGAAATGGGACATGAACCCTATAAAGTAAGAAACAAATCTTCATCAAAAAATAAAGGAGAGAATTAAGGATGAGAAAACTAAAACTTGTAACCCCCGTGAGAGTTAGTGAAAATCCTATAGCCCAACAGTACATCGTAATCTCAGGGCTAAGGGGTTCAGGAAAAAGCACTTTGGTAGAAAGCTTAAAAACCCCCTTGAACGCACTAGGAATGTGGCAAAGAATGACCCAAATAGTGCCAGAGTTGTGGGAGAATAACCCTTATATACCTCTTAACCCAGAGCCAAAGTCGAAAGAGGCAATACATTTAACCGAGTTACAACTCCAAAACGCTAAAACACAGCTAATGGTAGGACGATTCTGGTG